TAAATAAACTGCTCTATCTCTTGTGTGGCAAGGGATGGAGCTTTTTTGTAAATTATGGGATTTTTTTTGACCATACTTTTGACCATACTTTCTTAGAAGTTAATATAATTTGTTAGTTTTTGTGTTGTTTCTTCTTTTTTGCTGTTAGTAATGTGTGTATATGTGTCCATAGTAGTTTTTATATTTGCGTGGCCCATTCTTTCTTGGACTTCTTTGTGATCTGCGCCTGCCTCATATAGCATTGATGCATGTGTATGTCTAAAACCATGCAGACCGATATAAGGTAAGCCGGCACGCTCACGATATATATTGTATCTTTCTGCCACTGACTGATTAATTGTGAAATTATTTTCGTCATTGGTAAACAAATAATTAGCTTTAGTAAATCCTAATTGAAATAAGTACTTTCTTTGTTCGAGCTTCCAAAATTTTAGTTGCTTTATAGTTTTTTCATCTAAATAAATTATTCGATTTGATTTTTTGGTTTTAGGAGTTTCAGATATATAATATTTATCTGAACGAGCTACAGTTTTTTTAATGGCCATTTCGTTTGTTTTAAAATTAATATTGTCCCAAGTGAGTGCTAATATTTCGCCGATTCTACATCCGCTGAATGCTAATAGTCTAAAGAGCGTATAGTCTCTGTTTTTAAAATATGGATTCTGTTCTTGAGATACTTCATTTAGAAATAATTCCAACTGTTCTTTTGTATATAATTTTAATTTCTTTTCTGTTTTAATTTGTGGCTTTGGAATAAGTAAATTTAATGTTGGATTATCAGATGTTAAACCAATATTTATAGCATACTTAAAAACTTTATTCATATAGTTTATGAAAAGAGGGTACTGCTTTGAAGTTCCTTTTTCACTCCAATCATTTACTACCTTTTGACAATATGCCGTATTAATTTTAGAAAGCTTAATATTTCCAAATTTGGGATATATATGTTTATTAAAGATTATTTTAGTCCTTGAATATGAACTTTCTTTTACAGTTTTTTTGTAGCTTTCTAGCCATAATTCTGCTGCTTCTTTGAAAGTAGTATTTGTACTTGTGGGCATTCCTGTTTTTTGTAATTCTAGTTCTAACCTAGAAAGTGCTGTTTTTGCTTCTTTTTGTGTTCTAAATCCTCGTTTAGTAGTATATTTTTTCTTTCCAGTTAGCGGATCAATACCGAGATAAGTTTTAAAGTACCATGCTTTTTCGCCATTTTTCTTTTTATATTGTTTTATCATTGCCATCAATATTACCCCTATTCAAATTCTAATTCTGCCATGCTATCATTGAAAAATTCGATCAGTCCTTGTTCCTCTATAAATTCAAGCCATATTTCCTTCCCGTTAATTAATGGAACTCCTTTTTCTTTACGAATTGTTTGATACAAGTTAGTCACGACTTGTTTCCACATTTCTAATACAGCTTTATCTATTTTCTTATCATCCCAGCGTTTTTTTGGGGGTCTATTTTTATTTTTTTCAATTTGATAATTAGTAGCTTTGATGATAAATGTTTCGTATCCGATTGTGTTTTTTTCTAACCATTCTTTGAATTCTGGATATATCATTTTAGTTCACCTTTCTTTTTTGAACATATGTTCTTTTTTTGTTTAAAAAAATATTAGAGAGCTACATAACAATAGATGCGAGCTTTTAATAATTCTTTCACAAGCGGTTCGAAGCGAACACTTAAATTATTATCTTCGATAAATTTCATGTAATTGATGTTGTGTGGTTCCAATTCAGATTTTGCAATATAGCTATCTAATAAATTTTCAATCATAAAGCGATCAGCTTCATATTCCATTTTTGAATGTAGAGAGAACGCTAAGTTATATAAAAAATAATTATCATGATGTTTCGAAGCGTGTCCTAATTCATGTAATAAGGTTCTTTGTCTTCTATACTTAGATAAATTAGCTTTTATTACTATGGTATTCATACAAGCAACATAATGGCCATCGGCATCAAGGTTTTCACGCTCTTCTACCTTGACACCTAGCTCATTAAGCATCATTTCAATTTGACTGTCCAACCGACTCACCTACTTATATTTTTTTTCAATATACGCTTCTATTAATTCGGTAAGTATCTGCCTATCATTATCGGTGAGTGGTTTTCCGTCACTGCTCATTACAGATGCTAAAGCTTCTTCAACAGTTAGTTTTCTTTTCTCTGGTGCAACTCCTGCGTTAGGATCATCTGTACGACCTAACAAATAATCAGTTGAGACATTAAAATAGTCAGCAACTTTTATTAAATTAGTTCCTTTGGGTATATTCTTTTTCCAAGAATAAAGTGAATTTTTACCAATTTCTAGCTTTTCTTCTAAATCATTTACTGAAATGCCTTGACTATCACAAAGTGATTTAAGCCTGTCAAAAGCTGTCATATCAAGTTTCCTCCGTTTCGCTAACGAAGAGCATTAAAACTAGAACTAAAAAAATGCTTTTTTTGGCTTGACAATTAAAACTAGTTTTAATATACTGTATTCGTAAGCTAATTTAATAAGCTAACAAGCAATAAGAAAGACACCTTATAAAATAAACAAATTCGAGGTCGGCAAACTTAGAATGCTAATTTACAAGGTAATTCTGTGCTTATTTAACTGTGATTTAATTTTAAATCTAGTTTTAAAAAAAGTCAACAAAAATTAGCTAATTTTATTAGCTTACAAAAAATTGAGGAGGTAAACATATGAAATCACAATAGAAGCAACGCCAGAAGAAGTAAAAAATTGCTCCAGGCTATTGGTAGTAGCAAGGAGCAACAGGTAAGCGATCAAATTATTGAAAAATTAGTTTGGCGTTAGGATCTGAAACGAATGTAATAGCAGAGTTTTGATTATTTTTAAATCGTTATAAGAAAGGAGTGAAGATATGTCCAAATTAATATCAAGCTTCATGTATATTTTTGTGATCTGGTTACTATTGCCATGTTTTGCTTATATCATGAAACGAATTACAAAAGATAGTGTTAAAAACTACGTGATGTACATGGTATTTGTAGCAATTATTTTTACTTTATTTGCACTTTATCAAGTTCAGTTTTAATAGTTGGGATAATTTCATCGTGTAGTAAGTTTGCGAATACTGAATGATCAGTTTCAAAATCTTGTTTAGCAATTTGATTAGCAAATGTCCTGAAATAAACAGTTTTTTCTTTTGGGATATAGGGCAGGATCAAGTAATAGCTAGTCAATAACTCTGGTATTTCTGTTTGTGTATTTTCATAAGAAAATTCTCCAATTAGATAAAGAAACCTTTCGAACAGTTCTCGTTTATGGAGACTTATGTTTTTAAAATTTTCTTGATTGATTTCCATTTCTTTAATTTTCGTTAAGTGCTTATTATTGATCACCGCTACGATAATCGGAGAAACCAAAGAAGTGATAGAAATTATTAGTGCAAAAGTCATGGTTGAATCAAATTTCATTTTTTCACCACCTTATTCATTATTTCAGTAGACCACTTACTGATAAGAAAATTATACCAAAGAAAGGAATAAGCAAAATGAACACACCACAAATTTTTAACTTTGAACAACATGAAGTACGAACAATGACAATCGATGATGAACCATTTTTTGTAGGAAAAGACATAGCAGACATTCTCGGATATTCGAATCCGCAAAAAGCTATTCGAGATCATGTGGACTTGGAGGATAAGACGCAGAACGATTCGTTCACCGTCAATGGAACAGCAGTTGTTTTGATTAACGAATCGGGTCTTTACAGCTTAATACTCAAATCCAAGTTAACTAATGCTAAAAAATTCAAACGTTGGGTAACAAGCGAAGTGTTGCCAGCAATTAGAAAACATGGAGGTTATCTAACTCCAGAAAAAGTAGAAGAAGCTTTGCTTAATCCAGATACAATCATTCAATTAGCAACTAAATTGAAAGAAGAACGTACTGGAAGACTGATAGCTGAACAAAAAATAGCAGAGTACGAACCGAAAATCTCCTATTTAGATAGCATATTATCTTCTACAGATTCAGTAACAATTAGCCAGATTGCAGCAGATTATGGGATGTCTCCACAACAGATGAACAAACTACTTCATAAACTAGGTATTCAGAAAAAAGTAGGCAACCAATGGTTATTATGCAAGAAACATATGAGACAAGGATATACAAAATCTCATACAACTGAGATTCCGAAATCTGATGGTGGAACAAAAGTTGTGATGAATACAAAATGGACTCAAAAAGGACGTTTGTTCATTTATGAGTCGCTAAAAAAAGAAGGATATATTCCAGAAATTGATCTATTAGAGGAGAGATAGTTATGTCGCAGGACTTCATTTTAAAAGTGCGTGTGGCGCTAGCTACGCATGACAAGAGTCAAGCTTGGTTAGCTGAAAAGCTTGGTATTTCAACAGCATACATGTCGGATATTATGAATGGACGTAGAAAGCCAGATAAACAAATCAAGCCAATTGAAGCAGTATTAGCAGAATTAGAAAAGGAGGAAAAACATGCAAATAACAATTCCAGATAATTTAATAGTTTCCGAATTAACTACACAGATCACGAATGCAGTGCTTAATTCTTTGGACGAACGATTACACCTTATGAATAAATCAGTGGAGCTTCCTCCATATCCAAACAAATCAGAGGTAAAAAAAGTTTTAGGCATTGGTGAAGACAAATTAGCACATTGGATAAACCTAGGTTTAAAAACACAGCAGTGGAGCAAGTTAGACATCAGAATTGAACGATCGGAGCTCCAAAGATTTTTGAAAGAAAACTTTGAGTTCTAAAGGCAAAGGAGAATGATTTTATGTCCTACACATTGCAACAAGAACATCAAATTCTCGGTTTGATTAAACAACGCAGGAAACAATTACAAGATGACCGTGCAGCGCTTAGAAAAGCCGATGAGCTATCAGATAGACAAGCTGAACTAATTGCTTCTGAACTTGAGGATTTGAGAATGCTAGAAATAAAAAATAGGGAGATTAGATTATGAAGAAGACAGACACACTTTTTATAGGATTCATTTTGGGGTTATTAGTGATTGTAGCGCACCAAAGTATTATCGGAGGAAGCTTGTTCGCAGCATTGATGGTTTTAATCAATCTGCTTGATTCAAAAGAAAGGAGCAACTATGGCACGAGAAGAAGCGCTAAAAATCGGTAAAGTAATTGCTGATAATTGGTGGGCAAATAGCCGTCCTATTATTTTAAGCAAGCAACATATCGAAAAGCAAAAAGCATGGCAACAAATAAAAAAGTGACTCCGCCGGCAAGCATAGAGTCACAAAGAAAATACATCTAAGGAGATTTTAACATATGGAAAATGAACTTTCCACTCTAGATCAATATTTGACTGATCCTAGTTGGGGCAAATCGAATATCAAGGAAACAAACAATCGAAAAATCAGACGAAATCTTTTGACGAATGAAGAACTAGCATGTGATCAAGACGATTTGGGCAATTTTGTGAGTATTTGGGGACATGTCTACCTTATCCATCTATGGAAGCAGCCAAGAAAACCTGAATACATCTATGTCATCGAAGATGGCTTGATTGATGCACTAGAAGAGTACGACAGAGATAACTTGATTGATATCTCTTATTACGGATCAGGTAAGAAATACATTGCTGAAATGGAGGCAGAATTTGATGAGTGAAATCAAAGGGACAACGAACTTTGAAAAACTTTTTAGTCGTAAGTTAAATAAAATTCTCAAGAAAAAAGGAAATTTTGATTATTTATCTTGGGCTCACGCGTGGGAGATTATGAAAAAGAATGATCCACAGGCAACGGTAACTATTAATGAGTATAAACACTACAGGGTTGTTTCTGGAACTCATCAAGACTTTCTTGTTGAGGAATATAAACCTTTTCTTATGGATGAAACAGGGACTTATGTATCTGTCTCAGTAACGGTTAAAGGACATACGGAAACAGAGTTATTTCCTGTTTTAGATTATCGAAACCAACCAGTTGTTAAACCAAATGCTATGCAAATCAATAACTCATTGAAGCGATGCTTTGTGAAAGCATTGGCTCTACACGGACTGGGATTATATGTATTTCAAGGGGAAGATATTCCAACACCACCTAGAATCGATACAAAGAAATTAAGCATGCTAGAGACGATTCTAGAAGCTTTCAATGAGCAGATGGGTAAAGATATGACCAAAACCTTAATCGAATATGTTAATGAGCAGACAGATAAATTAGGGCTCTTAGCTGATAACGTTGAAACTATTGAACAGTTAAGCTATGAGCAATGTGCCTTGATGGAGCGAGCAATAGCAGCTAAGAGAAAAGAATTAGATAAGAAGTGATATGAGTGTTTAAACCATTAATCGATTCATATTCAGCGGTTCTGAAAAAGTTCAAAGGAAAAGACATAGGTGCAACGATCAATGAAGAAGTGAACATTGATCGACTAAAGACGATGTATGACGGCTACGATGGCGATCGAGTCATTGAAATTCGTTTTATTGATCCTAGACGTTTCACCGTACAGCAACGAAACTTCATCTATGCGCTGATAGGCGATATTTTCATCGATACAGGCATGCCAACGGACTTCTGGAAGGAATTCTTCTACTTCCGTTTCGAAGGTGTCACAGGGCGCAAAATAAGTCTCAAAGACGAATCGAGCACAACCGTGAGTGATGCCAATATCTTAGCGAATATCATCCTAGATTTTATCTTTGAACATCATATTCCTTTCAAAGAAGGTTATGAGATTTTACCAGCTAATCAAGAATATTACTTCTACAAATGCATTACAAAAAGAGTCTGCTGCATCTGTGGCAAAACAGGAGCTGACATCGATCACTTTGACAAAGCGCTAGGAAGACGAAAGCGCAAAGAAGTTGATCATTCAGAGTACACATTTGCAGCACTCTGCAGAATCCATCACACAGAGAAGCACAAGATAGGTGTGATCAATTTCAAAAATAAATATCAAATCAAAGGGATTAAGTTAAACCAGGAGACAATCAAGAAATTAAGAATCGGGGGCTAATGATGATTAATTTAAACGCAGTAGCGTTTGAACAAACATGGCGCACTAAGTATAAAAAAATGAGTCCAAGAGACAAATTATTCTTAGAAATCATGATATTTGCTTTCATCGGTACACAAGCTGAACAAAGCGATATTAGTGTTGAAAAAATTAAGACAAATAGATTAGTAAACGGAATTACAGAGACTTGTTACCAGTACACGATTATCGTCGTGGATGAGGAGGAATAATTTTGGCAGAAAGAAGAATGTTCGCAAAGACAATTATTGATTCTGATGCATTCCTAGATATGCCTTTATCGACACAGGCATTATATTTCCATCTATCAATGCGCGCAGATGACGACGGATTTATTAATAATCCCAAAAAAATACAACGTATGGTTGGTTGTGGCGATGATGATTTAAAACTGCTTATGGCAAAAAGATTCATCTTAGTTTTCGAGAGTGGCGTGATCGTCATTAAACATTGGAAAATACACAACTATATTCGTAATGATCGCTACAAACCTACGTTATATCAGGATGAAAAAGCTTTACTAGCGGACAAAGATAACAAGGCTTACACATTTGCAGAAGAAATTCCTAAACATGATGAAAAACTTGGTATACCAGATGACAACCAAACGGTACACCAAATGGATACACAGGTTAGGTTAGGTAAGGTTAGGTTAGGTAAGGTTAGTAAAGAGATAAAAGATATAACGCCTTCGAAAAAAACGAAGGCTAAGCCCATCCGTCATAAATACGGAGAGTATAAAAATGTTCTTTTGTCAGATGAGCAGATGGAGAAACTCAAAATAGAATTCCCTAATGACTATCAAGAGCGAATAGAACGGCTATCTGAGTATTGTGAATCATCAGGTAAGACTTATAAAAACTATTTGGCAACTATTCGAAGCTGGGCAAGAAAAGAAAAAAATGAATCTAAGAGCGCAAGCAGTGGATACAAGCGCACAGGGAGACGAGAGAAGCTTCCTGAATGGGCAATCGACCAAGAAGCCTATCTTAAGAAAAAAGCGCTAGAACGAGCTAATAGACAATCAAAAGCACCATTCTAAGAGGTGGAAAATTGAAAATCGATTATCTAGAACTAATTAATGAAATAGCAAAGTATAAAACTGGTGAGGAAATAGAAATCCTGAGAGACGTATATGATCAACTCGAAGAAGCTGGAATCGAAGGAATTAAGAATGATCGTTCGAGTTGTAGTAAGCTCAGATACTATTTCGCACTCTATATCGATGCAACACAATTAAGAAATTTAGCATATACCAAATTACTATTTGTTGATTGCATTAAAGGATTGCAAAAACATCTTAGTGAACTTGAGCAGGTGTAATCAGTTGGATCTAAAGACATTTACAGCACAGATTGAACTAATGCATCAAGAAGCTTTAAGACAAAGTGTGTCGTACGAAGACAAGTGGCTCAACACGTTCCACGGCGGACGTGAGAGCGCACTTGATCAAGTACTCAAATTATTGAAAGGAGAATGTCGGGATGGATAAGAAAGCAGCAATGAAAAGAATTGCTGAATTAACCAAGTCAGAATCTTGGCAAGAAGACAAAGAAATAGTTGCAGAAGTCCAAAAGCTCGGCAAATCAATGTGGACTGAAAAGCCTAAACGGAGAACGCCGAGAAAGATTGCAATCTGGCATGGTGATCGAATTCTAGTAACGGGTACAGCTGAACAGTTATCTGAAATTACTGGATTAAGCAAAAACATTATCTGGGATAGAGCTAGGAGCTTATGGATTGATTCAAAAGGACGACAATTTAGGTATGTGGAGGAGAAGTAATGGATCTCATTACACAATACAGTGATATCATCCTCAAGAAAATCATGATGAAGATTCAGAAAGATAAAAAATCAAAAGAACGAGCGGAATTAGTTAAGTTGGAAATGGCTGAAACAGGAGCAGGAGTGCGAAGTAGCAGGCATTGGAAAGCAGCAGCAAACATTGAATTTTATTACAACGAAATTCAAAAAGGGTTCGATCAGATGCGTGAGCTGGATCGGCAAACAAATTGGAGCAAGAAACTTCATCAAGATCGTTTCAAATTTGTAGAAAAGTATAGAGAGATACTAGACGAATATATGGAGGAACAGCGATGAATAAAAAAGAATTAATTGATGAATTAGCTAAATATGTAAAGAGTTATGAGAACGTTATGGATGAGCATGGTCAAGGAAGGTACGGCGCTTATGAAGTATCTTTAAAGTTGGTGAAAAGACTAAATGAATCAAAAATTACAGACGAACAAGCTTGGAATAAGGTAGCTGAGGCTTATCCTGAATCGGCACAAAGCTTGAGAAACACTTTAGATAATGCTGTATTTGGTAAGACTGGTGAACATCAGAAACCAGTGGTGCCGAAGTTTGTGGCGGAATGGTTTGAGGATAACAAACATGCATTAGATTTAGCGATTTTTACGAAAATCAGAGAATTGGACGGTAAAAGATACCCACACGAGACAGATTTTGAAAATTGGCTTGATAATGCTGAAAACAATCCAATCGAAACCCTCATCCGCATGAAAGACGGTTACGAGGTTGAGAAAGAGCCATTGTATACAGTTACAATTAATCTTGACCGTAAGTACCATCTAGTCGTTGACGAGGGAGATGGTAACGATGAAATTAGTACAACGTTGACAACTAGCCATGGTGTATTGGGGTATCGTTACTTTTTAACAGAAAAAGAAATAAAATCAGCAGATGAGAACCTGTGGTTGATTGCTGTGCCAGTGGAAGAGGTGGTAGAAAGATGAAAAAATTAGTTTATGTGTTGTCAAAAAACGGAACGGTCAAAAACTATGTAAGTGAAGTCTTGATCCAAGCCGATGAGAATGACGAAGAAACAGTGAACGTCAGTATGAATTTCACTACTGATATTGAGAAAGCTATTGATTTAGTTGATGCTACAAGCGAAGTTTACTCACAACTTGCCAGACAACTTGGCGAGCGTTTGGTTGGGATAGAGGAGGAAGAGGAATGAATGTTTAAAATAGCATTTTATCTGTTCGATTACAAAGATGATTCGTTTAAGAAAGTTTATTTCCATCACTGGAACGATAGCAAGCCAGTTTTTACAAAAAACAAGAGGAGAGCTCAGGAGTATTTTGATGAAAGATCAGCAAATAAAGATATAGTGCAGTTAAAAAAGCAGAATCACCATCTGCGAAAACATTATCTATAAAATGGGAGGATACAGAATGAAGATTTATGTAGTAAAGTTTGGAAATCAATTTTACAGAAGTGATCAACGTTCTATAGGGGCTAACACATTATCCATTGTAGACATACTCCAAAGTGCAAGATGGTTTGATAATCTCGAAGAAGCTAACCAAGTTTCACGACGACTTGGTGGATTAACGCAAGTATATGAACTGGTCACTATCGATCATGAGGAGGTAGAGTAATGAAACTAAAAGACGGATTCTACGCTAGTAGCCACGGTATCGGCGGTTTAATGCTAGATATGCCGACGAAGAACCCTAAAACACGTAAGGAACCAAAAGTCAAAGTCGGTGACATGGTTCGCTGTGAAGCAGAGGAGTTCGTTTATCCCTTCAGAGGATACGTTAAAAAGATACTGTCAAACTCAGCAATCATTCGTATTGAAAACACGATGGAATGTGATAAATGGACAGCGAAAAGCAAAGAGAATTTAGCAGTGGCTCGATTGGTGGATATGGAGGTTATAAACAATGAAATTTAAAATCTTTGAAGAGGACACTCGCTATAAATTAGAAAAAGAATTAAACGATTTTGCGAAAAACAATGAGATTCAGCATATATCTTTAGCAACTTCTAAGAGAGGTTATGCAAATTACTATGCAGCTGTTGTGAGCTATGTAAGTCGAGAAGTGTAACTCGGCAAATAAAAAAGCCGGATCGCTCCGACTGATGTAATAAATCCGACAAGTTTATTATATCACATAAAAGGAGCGGTTTGACTTGATGCAATTGTTACGAGAGGTAGATTTCAAACAGACAAGATGTAATGCGAGAGATGTGCTGAAGAACTTTCGGCGTTTGGAGCGGATGGCAGGTCGCTCTTTGATAGATATTAAGTCTCCGATTATTACGGATATGCCGAAGGCACCGAAGCACGGCAATAAGGCAGAAGATGCGATCATTCAGATGATGGATATAGAAGCAGAGAGAGATGCGATTCTAGCGGCTTTGATGGCTCTTAGTCTGATTAGTCGTCAGATACTCTACTACAGCTTCTGTGACGTAAACAAGCACTCTAATTATGAAATAGGGCAATTGATACGAGGATACGGAGAAAAGAACGTAGAGAAGCTGAAATCCATCGCATTGATTGAATTTGCAGAAGCATACAAAAAAGGCGTGTTAGTTCAGTATCGTTAATTTTGTAGGGTTTTTGTAGGGATAGTGTAGGGTTTTTGAGTGTTTTAACGTGATATTATGATAGTGTCGAAAGATTAGGAAACAGGATCGACAAAATAAAATGTAAGGGAGGAAATCTCCCTCATCGTTTTAAATTAAGCTTCGATAGACAGCAACGGAAATATTAAGAATAAGGATGTGAATTTCAACTCCTTCTGATTGTTCTTATTATCTATCATCCGTTGCTGTCTATTAATTTATGTATTGGAGGGAAAGCTGATGGATAAAGAAATCAAAGCAACTGTCAAATTAGATTTGACTGAACTAAAAGAACTGCTCAACAAGGCTAGTGACCAAGTCGAACAGTTACAAGAAACTTTAGATGAAATTGCTAATTTTAAAATCCAAGTTTCTTAGCAGTATATTTTTTAGCAGCTGCACTCATAAAATCAGACCAAGTATCAAAATTTGTATTATCAGATACGAATGCATCCATTTGATCATCAGGAATCGCGGCAAACGATTCTTCAGAGCTGCAGTCAAATCCGCTAACCTCAAAGAATTCCTCAATGGAGTTGAATTTGGTATTAGCTGAAACAAAATCATTTGTAAATAACTCGGACATTGGAACGCTATGTTCACCGTCCATTTCTTGGGCAGCTTTTGCCATTTTGTTAAGTTTTTTACTTAAATCATCAAACCCGTTACTCATATATTCACCACCTTTTAATTTATTTCAGCGGACCACTCGCTGATAACTAAAATTATACGCTTAGTATTTATTTTCACAATATTAACTTGTCACTGTGGCGGAAAGGGTAGACGCTAAGCACGCGTGCTAGGTCAATGCTTCGGCAACTATGCAAGGTTCGATTCCTTGCCAGTGACTTTGGTTTACGGTGATCCATAACTGCCTGTCAGTAAAACCGAATATACAGGTTGGAAACTATAGCGCGCTGATGTTTCTGTAATCCACATTCCCTCGAAGGATAGTGGGTCCTGTAGTACATATTAGATCACTCATTGAGTGGTCTTTTTATTTTACTTAAAAGGAGAATAATTATATGAAACAATATACCGCTAAAGATTTCGAGGAAATGAAGCGATTAAAGAAGGGCTATGAAGAAGTTGATATGGAGCTAACTGTTGGAGTCATTCAACGAAGACTGCGGGTCGGATTAGAGACAGCAAAGGCTATTTACAATGATCTAAATGCTATTGAAGAGAAGAATGGCTAATGAGAAACTACTGGTATGTATCGCTAACAAATAAATACCCGCAACCAAACGCAGATGATCCAATTAGAGTTGTCCAATCAGTCCAGATTAAAAAGAAGTACTCCATTGTTGAAATGACCAGAGAAGCTACGCCAAATGAAATTGATAAATGCAAACTTATTTATTGCGGTCATGGATATTTTAGTGAGCAGAACATACAGACAAATATAAAAAAATATCATTAACATATAACAAAGGTGGTGATGGAAAATGAGTAAGTTGAATCCTAAGCAACAAGCCTTTGCTGATGAGTACATCATCACAGGCAATGCTTATCAGTCAGCGCTGAAAGCTGGCTATAAAGAAAACTACGCTAAGAACGCACAAGAAAAATTGGTGGAAAAAGGTGGAAAAGTATCCGACTACATTCAAGAGAAGCTAAAAGAAGTTCAAACTAAGAGGCATTTAACAATGGAAGAAGCTTTGGCTATTACTGCTTCTATTGCAAAAGGAGAACCACAACGCTTTGAAGTTGTCAAGAGAGATCCTTATACAAACGAAATCATAGAACGTGAAGTGAGTGAATATTCAGCAGGTTTCAAAGAACGTAATCAAGCACTTGAACATTATTATAAAATAAACGCAGCATTTGTAGATAAGCAGAAAGTTGAAATTTCTGAAATACCTACTTTCATTGATGATATAAGTAGTGATGATGATGGCTAAAAAACTATCTGAATTTCTTCCGCCGAAGTTTCATTCAGTATGGAGAGCAACTTTAAATCAAGATATTCTTAATATAGTTTGTAAAGGTGGGCGTGGTTCAGGAAAATCATCGGATATAGCGCATATCGTTACTCAGTTACTTATGAGATATGCAGTGAATGCTGTAGGTATACGTTATGTTGATAATACACTTGAGCAATCTATTTACGAACAAATGAAATGGGCAATTGAGAAGCAGGGAGTATCGCGCCTATTTAAGTTTAATAAGTCACCACTTAAAATTACCTATCTTCCAAGAGGAAATTATATGATATTTCGTGGTGCTCAAAACCCAGAACGAATCAAGTCTTTAAAAGATAGCAAGTTTCCATTTGCTATAGGTTGGATTGAAGAATTAGCAGAATTTAAAACAGAAGATGAAGTCACGACTATCACGAACTCCCTTTTACGTGGAGAGTTGGACGATGGTCTTTTTTATAAATTCTTTTACAGTTATAATCCGCCAAAACGGAAACAATCATGGGTAAACAAAAAATATGAAACATCCTTTCAGCCTAAGAATACATTCATTCATCATTCAACTTATAAAGATAACCCTTTTATTTCTAAGGAGTTTCTGAGCGAAGTCGAAGCAGCCAGAGCAAGGAACCCTAGACGAGCTGAGTGGGAGTATGATGGTAAAGCTATTGGATCTGGTGTTGTACCGTTCGACAATCTACGAATTGAAGCTGGAAGTATCACAGATGAAATGGTGGCAAACTTCGATAACATTCGCCAAGGGCTTGACTACGGTTACGCAACAGATCCTCTTGCTTTTGTGCGTTGGCATTATGACAAGAAGAGGAATTGCATATATGCCATTGATGAACTATACGAGGTTAAATGTAGCAATCGTCGTGCAGCTCAATGGATTAAGAGCAATAAGTATCACTACCAGGATATCATCGCAGAGGTTGAACCTAAATCAAACGCTGAGATGAGAAATGAGCATGACATATCGAAGATAAGGCAAGTTACTAAAGGACCTGATAGTGTTGAATACGGTGAAAAATGGCTAGATGATTTAGATGCGATATACATCGATCCGATCAGAACACCAAACATCGCTAAAGAGTTCGAAAACATCGACTATCAAACAGATCGTGATGGAAATCCAAAACCTCGACTTGAGGACAAAGATAATCACACAATCGATGCTACTCGATATGCTTTTAACGATGACATGAGAAAGCAACCAGAACCAGTCAACGTCAAAAAGACGATCGACACATTCAAAAAACTAGGATTGTAGAGGTGATACAGTGGAACAGAATATTCAGCTTCTAGGGCAACAACGATTCGATGAAGAAGCTAACCTTGTCTATAAGGTGCCAGTTAGTCAGTTGCCGAAAATCGACATGTTAGATCAACAGACAGGAGAGGTTAGCGAGTTTATCAACTTCAAGCATGAAGATATGTGGAAAATGATTGTTGGCTTTATCAAGCATCATCGTGAAAGACAAGTACCTAGATTAAAAGAGCTAAAGCGATATCTGAATGCAGACAATAACATTAAGCGACGTCCAAACAAGCCAGACGGGAGAGCAGACAACCGCATAGCGAGCGATTTTGCTAACTTTATTGTGTCGTTCAAACAAGGTGTCTTGTTAGGTAATCCGATTAGTTATAACGGCGATAAGGTTATTGTTGAACGAATTAATCGGTTTGCTAGCGAATCTAATGAGGACTACCATAATCAGTTGATGAGCCGTGATGCATTTGGCTTAGGTCGTGCTTATGAGTGGGTTGGACGTGACGAATATGGCAAAGAAACAATAGCTAAGTTTGATGCGGAGCAAACATTTGTGATTTATGACAACACAAAAGATAGAAACTCGATTTGCGGCGTACATTACTTCGTTGAGAAATTTTTGGATAAGTCATTCACTCGGATCGAGTTATACACAAACTGTGGATACAACTATTACTTCACAGCTAAAGATGATGATTTGGAAAATGCCGTACTGGATGAAGATGGAGAAGTTCAAAGCTATTTTGACACTGTTCAGATCAATGAATGGATCAACAACGAAGAGCGCACAAGTGATTTTGAGCATGTAATGGATTCCATTGATGCATACGACCTTTCACGATCGGAAATGGCTAACTTCCAACAAGATTCGTCGGAAGCCTACTTGGTGATTAAAGGGAACCCTGACACAGCAGACGACCAAGAAGGCGACAACAGCAAGTTAGCAGTATTCCAAGCTATGATGCAAGCAAGAATGCTTGTATTAGGCGATAAAAAGATATACGACAACAATGTTGCAGGTGCAGAACCTGATGCGTATTACCTTAAGAAAGAGTATGACGTTGCAGGAATGGAAGCTAACGACAGCCGGACAGTTGCTGATATCTTACGCTTCACATCTCTTATTGATTTTACTGACGAGAACATCGGGTCCAACCAGTCAGGCATCGGATTCCGTTTCAAAGGTTGGGGTTCAGACAACGATCGTAAGAACAAGGAACGAATGGTTAAGAAAGCTATTATGCGCCGTCTGCGGTTGCTTACACACTCTTGGAGCATTAAAGACGGACTGGATAAACCACGAGGCTTGATTGATACAGTCAAAGCCTTTTTTGTTTCTGATGAAAAGCAACAAGAGCAGCTATACAACAAAGTAAACGAGATACAAATTCAATTTACGCCAAACGTACCGCAATCTGACGAAGAAATCATGAGCGTAATCGCTGGAATGGTCGGCATCGTATCAGATCAAACGTTGTGCGAAATGGCCGAGCGGTTAACTGGCGTTCCGTTTGAAGAAGAACTTAAGCGATTGAAGAAACAAGCCGTTTCTGGTGTGTTTGACAGTGACAAAGAAACTGATACGGAGGTTGAAGAAGATGAATCTCAAAGAACAGATGATGAACCAGTATCAGAAGAAGGATAGCGAAAAAATCAAAGATGCTATTGCTGAAGCTATGAAGATTGGCAGGAACGAAGTCCTGTACGGCAAAGACGTTATCACAGATGATATTCGCAAAGAGTTTCAAGATGGCGGCTTTACTGTTGAGGATTACGAGGATAAGCATACGATTGATGCGAAAATTGAGTTAGTCAGATTTTCTTGGTAGGGAGGATAAGAAATGAAAGCACGTAAAAAACCAGTTACTGTCGAGATTGTGCAACTTAAAATGCTATCTGCACGTTCATATCGCAAATGCAAAGAATTCGTTGGTGAAGCATGGGTTGACCATAATAATATGCCGAATGGATTACCTGGTATTGAAACATTAGAAGGCACGATGGAAATATCTGATGGTGATTACATCATCAAAGGCGTTCATGGTGAATTTTATCCGTGCAAACCAGATATCTTTCTTGAGACCTACGAAATCATCGAGGAGTGATTAAGTGAAATCACAAGATTACTTCATCAAGCGGGAGAAAGCTTGGCAAGAGCAACAGATTAAAGATGACAAGAAACGCATGAACGAGATCAAGAAGCGTCTGCAATACGCACAGGATGCGATACAGAAAGAGATAGACGCACAGTGGGATAGTTTTTCCAACGGGCAGAAAATCACTCGTAGCGAAGCAATGAAGCGTGCTGATGAAATGGATGTAAAAGCATTTGCTCGCAAGGCTAAGAAGTATGTTAAAGAGAAAGACTTCTCACCTACAGCAAACAAGGAGTTGAAACTATACAACCTAACGATGCGTGTTAACCGCTTGGAATTGCTTAAAGCAAATATTGGACTTGAGCTGATAGCCACTTTTAATGATATGGATAAATACTTCTCGGGAGAGCTTACCAGCGCTGGTTTGAAAGAACTGCAACGTCAAGCAGGCATCCTAGAAATGACGATCGCTAAAAGCGGTTATGCCAAACTAGTGGAGCAAGTGATAAACAGCTCGTTTCGAGCAGATGGATTTGCAACGTTTAGCGAACGACTATGGATGTACCAAGCAGAGTTGAAAGCTGATTTAGATAAGTTGCTTGTACGTAGTGTGACGATGGGTAGAAACCCTAAACAGCTGGCTCCAGAATTGAGTAAGTTTCTAACAGAAGAAGGACGAGAGAATACTAAGTTTAATACACAACGTTTGATGGTAACCGAAACAACAAGAGTTCAAAGCGGTGTACAAAAGGAAAGTTATCTAGATGCGGATATCGAGAAATATGGATGGGTAACTGAGCCTAACGCTTGCCAATTATGTAAAAGCATTGCCGCTGATGGTCCATATTTAGTAAGTGAAATGGAAGTTGGCAAAAATATGATGCCGGTACATCCTTTTGATAGATGTTCCACTTATCCGATAGTTGATCGTGATGCATTTGAGAAGTTGCTTAAAGAAAGGGGGTTATAACCATGCCGAAACTAAACAAAGTATCAATCAGCAACGGTTTATTCATTGATGGTACACGGGTTGACGGTTTAACAGATATTAATATCGAATCAAGCGTTGATAATGTATCAGCAATCACTATGAAATTCTATGGAATCATTGACGGACTAGACAACATTCAAGAAACATATCAATTTAAGGAGCCTGAAAAAACATACAAACCAAATAGAAAATACAAAAGCCGATAGCTTAGAACTAACGGCTTCTTTTTAGTGCTTTATTCAATATGACTGTCTGGATCAGTTGTTAAATGTTTAATCGCAAGAACGTTCTCTTGAATTAATTCCAAGGTTTCAACGGTGCTTTCAGCGCTGATTCTTGTTAATTCAGAGTCGCCTTCGATCTCACTAAGACTGTTTACAATCAAATCAAGCTTTTCGTTCATTGAAGTCAACAGTTCAATCACTTTTTCATTCATTGCTATCCCTCCTTTGGCAGATAGTATATAGAATAAAAAAATATTGTCAACTATATTTAATGGTTTAGCCACTAGAACAAAGACATTGAAACGAGTTGAGGAGGAACACAAGTTGGAACCAAAAATTGATATTGATATAGAATTCAAATCACTTAAGGAACTTAAAGAGTTTCTCAATAAACTTCCAGATGAAATACTAGACAAAGAGCTTCAAAATGACGGTATTCATGATGGATTGAGATTATATGAAGATCAAGAAGAACCCAGCGTTTATTATTTGTAATTAAGTCGCTAGCCCATTCGCTAACGGCTTTTTATTATGCCTTCTTACTGCTTACAGGCACTAAAGAGAAAGCTGTTCCGACTGACTGGCGTAACTAGTTAAATTATCGGGTAGCGGCGTAACCGTGGAGGAATAATCATGGATAGTAAGAAGTTCATTGATATCTGTAAAGAAGCTGTTATTGCTTATGCTAATGAGAATTTCGAGAAGACAGATCAGGTTCAAATTACCGAAGAAGATGTATTTGTTGTTTGGAGCTGCAAAACATTGCAAAACAATAAAGCTTTGCTCAGCACAACGGTTTCAGATGGTATGTATTATGAATTGACCTATAACGGTGATAAATCTGAAGTATACCTTGATGCATATAAAAAATGGGAAAATAAGTGTATTAAAGTCTAGCAAACGTTAGGCTTTTTGTTTTTGTCCAAGCATTGATGACTTTAAAAGCTATGGAAAGTGCAAGCATTTATCCACGTTAAAAGATATGGAAGGAGAAACAAATATGAAAGTCAAAAAATTATTACCAATGAACTTGCAATTCTTTGCCGAAGACGATGCAGCTGATGTTACTCCGGATAATACATCAGGTAACAGCGCAGATAACAAAGAAAAAAACGGTTCAGATCCGACAGATGCGGACAAAAAATATAGTGACGCTGATGTCGACAAGATTATTGCAGCAAAGTTTGCTAAATGGGAAGCCAAACAACAACAAGAAAAAGACGAAGCTGCCAAACTTGCCGAAATGGACGATAAAGAGAAAGCAGATTACGAGAAACAGCAACTTGAAGCAAAACTAGCTGAGTTCGAACGTAAAGAAGTGCTATCCAAGATGTCTGAACAAGCAAGCGAAATGCTGTCTGAGAAAGGCGCTAAGCCTACGAAAGAAATGCTTCGACTAATTGTGTCAGAAGACGCTGAAACCACGTCAAACAACGTTAAAACGTACCTAGCTTCTGTTGAAGCAGAACGCGAAGCAATCAAAGCGGAATATGAAAAGCGCCTTGGTGGTAAAATTCCTTTAGATGGAAATGGCACAACAATTTCTCGTGGTGCACAGCTAGCAAAAAATGCAAACAACCAAACGAAAAAGCCTGAGAATGACCCTTGGGCAATTAAATAGGAGGAATATCAATGGTTTATGTTAAAAAATCAGAAACATTCAAAGAAATCAATTTTCTAAAATCTCAACAATTCATTTCATTCACAAAACAAGTAGATAACACTCACGCAGGTGTTGTAAATGGTGTATTGCCAGCGGGGTCAGTTTACCCAGCAAACGATGGGACAGCTGAAGGTATCACAATTAATGATGTTGATGTTAGTAACGGCGCTCAACCAGTAAGCGTTATTGTCGATGGACACATTCTAATTGAACGATTACCTGTTAAGCCAAGCGATGCAGCTCAAACAGCAATGCGAGAAATCAAACTATATGATGCATCTGGGAAAATGATTGCACTACCAGCCGCAGCAAGCGGACTGTAATAGGAATATAGGAGGAAAAAATAAATGGCAAATATCGCAGAATTATTTTCACAACGTAATGTCTTAGACTATGTAAACAATCGTCAAGCTCCTCATTTGTTGGGTGAAACACTTTTTCCAGCACGAAAGGTGCAAGGGCTTGAATTTGATATTTTAAAAGCAGGTACTCGTATTCCAACGATCGCAAGCGTACATGCATTTGATACTGAGGCAGAAATTGCATCTCGTGTAGCTTCTCGCAGCGCTCAGGAATTAGCTTTCATCAAACGCAAAATTCAGTTGAAGGAAAAAGACTTGATTGCATTGCGCAATCCTCGTACTGCTGAAGAACAGGCTTTCTTGGAAAATGAAGTATATAATGATGTATTTTCAATGGTTTCTTCTGTTAATGCGCGTGTTGAAAAAATGCGCATGGAAGTATTGGCAAACGGAACCGTAACATTAGATGAAAACGGATTGGACTTAGTTGTTGATTACGGTGTTCCGTCAGAACACAAAGCTACCGTTGATTTCGCTGCTTCTTCTACCAATGTTATCGGATTATTAACTACATGGGCAGGTACGCTAGATACCACACCAACTCGGATCTTAACTTCGACTAAAGTTCGTAATGCTATTTTGCAAAATGCTGGTATCAAAGCTTACTTCAAAGATGCTGGATTGCTGCCAACAGCTGGAACATTAAATCAGTTGTTACAACAATTTGGTTTGCCAGTAATCGCAACGTACGATGCTAAGTACTATAAAGAAAATGCTCAAGGCGTGTTGGTCAAAGAGCGCTACTTCCCAGAAAATAAACTTGTCATGTTCGGTGATGAAAATCCGGGCGAATCTATTTTCGGTGTAACGCCAGAAGAATCTCGGCTATTATCTGGTGGTACTAATGATTATCAAGTTGGAAACATTTTTGCAATGGTTTATGAATCAAATCTTGACCCTGTTGGAACATGGACAAAAGCAGCTGGTACTGCACTTCCTAGCTTCCCCGAAGCGGACAACGTGTTCCAAGCAACTGTATTAGCAGAAGGGTAGGTGATCCTCTATGACCAAATATAAAGTAGCTAAAGTTTTCATTGATGTTCACACGAAAGAAACTTATAAAGTTGGTCAAGAGATTGATTTGAACAAAGAGCGCTTTGATGAAATTGAGAAAAATCTTGAAGCGTTTGGTGGAGGATTCTTAGAACCGATTAAGATCGAGGAAAAACAAGTTAAGAAACCAACTAAATCAACTAAAAAGAAAGGTTAGTCATTTGACTAGCCTTTTTATTTTTGAAAGGAGGCAGTCATGGACGAAACCTTAGAAGAAGTGAAACGATCGCTCGAAGTTGATAACGAAGAACTCGATAAACAGCTAACTGACTTTATCAAACGAATCTCAAGCCAACTATGTGTGCGTTTAGGCTTCTTAGAGAGCGTTCCTGCGGCGTTAAACTATATCGTAATCGAATGTACGATCAAGAGATTCAACCGCAAGGGTAACGAAGGTATGAGCTCGTATGGGCAAGAGGGAGAATCAATCTCCTATGGAAAGCTTTTAGATGATTTTGAAGAGGATATTTTTGCATATCTAAAGAAGCAAAACGGGGATACCCCTCCTTATAGAAGTGTGGCGACTTTTATATGAGATATGACACAGAAGTAACTTTCGTTATCGAAAAAGATGGCTATTATGATCCAGAGTTAGGGGAGCATGTAGAACCGACCTTAGACGAAAAAATCAAGCTTGCTAATGTAACTGATTTGGGAACTGATCGCTCGAAAGTTTTGTTCGGAGATATTAAGCAAGGTGCAAAAGTTATTCGTTTACTTCGACCCTATACCAAGGAGTGGGATTACGTTTTAATATTCAACAAACTAAAGAGCAAAACGGAGAAGTTCGAGATTATCACTGAGCGTAACCTTCGACTTAAAAACACTTTTATCGTCCAGGAGGTGATTGCAAAGTGAAAGTTTCATTGGGTTACAAAGGTGTGGATGAGCTGCTTAAACACTTGGAAGAAGCTGTCACGCTTAGAGATGTGCAAATGGTAGTTAAAACAAATGGAGCCGAGCTTACTAAGCGCATGCAAGAAAAAGCCCGCTTTAATGGACATTGGGAAGGGGATGTGTTTGTGCACCCGACAGGCTTCACTAGACGATCAATTCGAATGTGGTTGTTGGAAGGCGGTTTTGTTGCACAAGTTGGACCGCAGAGTGATTACAGTCCGTACTTAGAATATGGAACTCGATTCATGAGCGCTCAACCTTTCGTTGGTCCCGCATTTAATGTGCAGAAAGCAATCTTTATGAAAGACATGCAGAGGTTATTCAAATGATTAAGACAAGAGATCAATCAATTTTTGATGAACTTTTTAAAATATCCCAAGAAAAACTAGGATACAAAACATATGATTACAAAACTTTAGAGGATGTTGGTTATCCCTTTGTGGAATTTGAGAACACTCAGACCATCCATGAAGTAAATAAAACTGACATTAAAGGGTCTGTGATTGTGGTTTTATCCGTTTGGGGATTACAGAAGAAACGAAAGCAGGTGTCAGATATGGCATCTGCTCTTTTTAATGAAGCTAGATTGATAGAAGCCACAGAAGGCTATTATTGGGCTTTAAATTATCAAGCAAGTGGAATTCAAGTGATGGACGACACAACAACCAATACGCCCCTAAAACGAGCGGTTGTCACACTTGAATTTAGAATTAGATAGGAGGAAGAACATGGAAGCATTAAAAGGTATTGATGTCATTTTGCTTTATCGCTTATTGAAAAAAGAAACTCAGGAAGCTGCTTGGAAAATGGCATTTCAAACAGAACATGAAAATGGATTATCAAGAGATTCAGACTCTACAGTGACAAAAGACGGAAACGTTCAAAGTTTAAGCCCGGTTGAATATGATTTTTCGGCTACTTCAATAGTTGCTAAAGGAGATTCCCATGTAGATGAAATGAAACAAGCCTTATTAAATGGCGATATCATTGAAATTTGGGAAATCAACAAAGCAGAACAGGGAACAGATGATAATGCAAATAAGTACAAAGCTACTTATTACCAAGCATATGTGTCTGAATTTACTCCATCGGCTACTGCAGAGGATAACGTTGAATTAAGTTTATCATTTGCAGTAAATGGTGTTGGTCAAGATGGTTATGCAACCTTGACAGAAGATCAAGCCGATGTTGTTCAATATGCATTCAAAGATACCGTGAAAGCAACTTCACCAGGAGTATAAGAGGGCTTAGATGCTCTCTTTTTTATTTTAGGAGGATGAAAAACATTGAAATTAAAAATTAAAGGTAAAGAATATTCGTTTAAATTTGGCACTAAATTTGTACGTGAATTAGACAAAGTGATGCCTTTCATCGATGGAAATATGGAATTCGGAATGGGACTCTCAGCAAAAGTCTTACCGGAATTACGTTCTTATAATGTCAACACGTTGTCACGAGTCTTAGAAATAGCAAATAGAACAGAAGAAGAAACTATTACGTTGGATGAAATGGATGATTACATCGATGAAGTTAAAGACATCGAAAAATTGTTTGATGAAGTCCTAAAAGAATTGGCGGAGTCGAACGCGGGAAAGTTAGCGGTCCTAAACCTGAATCAGAAATTGAAAGAAGCGGAAAAACAACAAGCGGAATAGATTCTGCACTGGCATACGAACAAATTCTTATCAATTCTTTTCGATATTTGGGAATGACCAATATCTCAGATATCGAAAGAATGACGTTATATGAATACAACATTCGTATGACTGCAGCCCAGTTATCTTGGCTTGACAAAGAAAAGTTGATTCACGAATTAGCGTGGGCAAATCAGCAAGTCCAAGCGGAGAAAAAAGTAGGCAAAAAGACAGTTCCTGTATATCGATCCTTTGAAGAATTCTTCAATTATCAAAAAATCGAAGATTCAATCATGGGAGTTTCCGAACTTTCAAAACAAGATAAAAAATTCCAAAGCTTACTAACTAAAGCTAACTCTTGAGGAAAGGAGGAAAATCATGGAACAATTTTCTGTTGAAGCCTTATTAAAAGCCACAGATAGTGGATTTGTAAAGACTTTTAAAGATGCGCAAGATGCTGTTAAGACTTTTGAAAAGAAATCAAATAGTATGACAACCGCTGTAGGTAAAGTGATGCAAGGTACTGGTGCCGCAATGACAAAGTATATTACCACTCCTCTTATAGGAGTAGGCGTAGCAGTTGCTAAAGTTGGTGGCGACTTCGAAGAACAAATGAGTCGTGTAAAAGCTATATCAGGAGCAACAGGCGACACATTTGAACAGATGAAACAGCAAGCGATTGATCTAGGAGCAAAAACTGCTTTTAGCGCAAAAGAATCGGCTGCCGGCATGGAAAATCTTGCTTCTGCTGGATTTAGCGCACAAGAAATCATGAAAGCAATGCCGGGTCTTTTAGACTTAGCAGCTGTATCTGGAGGGGATGTGGCTCTAGCTTCTGAAAATACTGCTACTGCTTTGAGAGGATTTGGTTTAGAAGCAAGTGAAGCAGGACATGTCGCTGATGTATTTGCTCGTGCTGCTGCGGACACCAATGCGGAAGTTGGAGACATGGGAGAAGCATTGAAGTATGTTGCTCCTGTAGCTAATTCAATGGGGATTTCTTTGGAAGAAACTGCAGCAGCTATTGGTATTATGAGTGACGCAGGCATTAAGGGTTCTCAAGCAGGTACAACGTTGCGAGGAGCATTGTCTAGGTTAGCAAGGCCAACAAAGGCTATGCAAGATACAATGGATAATTTAGGTGTTTCGTTTTATGATGCTGACGGTAAAATGAAACCTTTAAAAACTCAAGTAGAATTACTTAAAAAAGCTTTTGAAGGCCTGACGCCTGAACAACAACAAAATGCTTTAGTAACACTATATGGGCAAGAATCATTATCAGGGATGATGGCTTTGATTGATAAAGGACCTGATTCATTGGGCAAATTAACAAAATCTCTGAAAGATTCTGATGGTGCAGCTGACGATATGGCTCGGACCATGCAAGATAATATGAATTCTTCCATCGAGCAAATGTTTGGAGCTTTTGAGTCAGCAGCTATTGTAATTCAAAAGATTCTAGCACCATCCATCAAAAAAGTAGCAGATGCCATATCCGGCTTAGTAGAAAAATTTGTAAGTGCTCCAGAATCAACTCAAAGATTAGTAGTGGCCATAGGAGCAATCGCTATTGCAATTGGGCCAGTATTGTATGCATTAGGAATGCTGGTTAAAGCGTTTCAAACCATGAAAGTGGGGTTAGGTGTATTAGGTAACGGAATCTCTTTGTTCAAGAAATTAGGTTCCGCCATAGGTTTTCTTACCAGTCCAGTCGGATTGGTTATAGCTGCGGTAGCACTACTTGTTGTAGGTTTCATCTATCTTTGGAATACGAGTGAAGATTTTAGAAACTTTTGGATTGGCTTATGGGAGGGAATCAAGTCTGCTGTAAGCTCGGCAGTAGAATGGATTCAGAATGCATGGAAATCTACAGGAGAATGGTTTAACAATTTATGGAAGTCCATTAAAGAAGGCGCAGACAATGTTTGGACTACAATTCAAGAAGCTCCTGGGAAAGCGGCAGATTGGATCAAGAATAAATGGACTGAAACAAAAGAATTCTTTTCGAGTATATGGGACGGCATCAAAGAAGCTGCTAGTTCCGCTTGGGAAGGAATTGTAAACATTCTAGCACCGTATGTTATTGCCATAAAAAATGTTTTTCAGCCAATGATTGATTTCTTTACGAACCTATGGTCTCAAATTGGATCAATCGCAGGCTCTGCATGGGAAATTATAAAAACTGTTGTAATGGGTCCAATTCTACTTTTGATTGATTTGATAACAGGTAATTTTAATCAGTTAAAAGAAGATGCTTCGATGCTGTGGACTACATTAACTACAAATATCCAAAATATTATCACAACGTTTGTAGATATAGTTGTTGGTTATTACACAGCCTTAAAGGATACTGTGATAAATATCTGGAATGTGTTAACTTCTACCATCAAAGATGTGTGGAATTCTTTTACTACATGGATCAAAGAGACAACTAACAATATTGTAAATAGTGTTAAACAGGGATGGAATAACCTAAAACAAGGGACAATCGATCTGTTTAATAATATGATTCAAGGAGCGAAAGATTTATGGAATTCTTTCAAAGCTTGGTTTATTAATCTAGTTATTGGAACTAAGGATAACATCATTCAGGGATGGGAAAACCTAAAACAAGGTACTATAGATACTTTCAACAATTTAGTAAATGGTGCTCAAGAGGCATGGGATAATTTAGTAAATGCTGTTAGTGATACGGTTGATAGAGTAACTGGCTGGTTTGATAACTTGAAAAATATCGATTTACTAGCAGCCGGAAAAGCTATCATGGATAGTTTTCTAGAAGGGTTACAAAATGCATGGAAATCTGTGCAAGATTTTGTTGGAGGTATTGGTGATTGGATTCGTGAACACAAAGGACCTATCCAATACGATAGAAAGCTATTGATTCCAGCTGGTCAGGCTATTATGAACGGTCTGAATAAAGGACTGACAGGAGGATTCAATGAGGTACAGAATACTGTTGGAAGTATGGCAGACTTTATCGCGGAACTTTTCAATGCAAATCATGATGTAGATATAGCTGCAAATCTGAAAAATGCAAATAAAAACATTGGTGCACAAGTTGAACATAAAGTAAATATGGGCGGCTCTACTAAACCAGCTGTATTTAAATTCAACCTTGGAAGACAATCATTTAGATTGTTTGTAGACGATATTTCACAAGCTATGGGCGAAGGTGCAGATATTAATCTGGAATTTTAGGAGGGAATATTTTGGATCAACGAGAAAATAAAATGTACTCATTCAAAGATACAACCATTAATCTCGCTAGTTCTAAACGATTCCTTCCGACGTCTGCCATGATGTACGATGGAATGTATTTAGAAGATTTGATTGATGGTTATCAAACACTTACGGTGGAAGGTAGAGAAATGCTTTCTGTAGAAGTTGAACAGCAAGAGATACAAATTGGTTCAATCATTACAAATCAGAAAATACCTTCAAGAACACTAAAAATAACATATAAACTGGAAGATAGAGATCCAGAAAAACTACAGTTTAAATTCAAAGAACTGTTGAATTATTTATACCGGAATGAAGACGTGGAAATTAGGTTTCATGATGAATTAGATTATTATTACTACGGTCGCTATACATCAACTGATACTGTTCCAGGAGACTCCAACTCGATTATTTCGAGTTTTAATGTATTCTGTGCGGATCCACTAAAGTATACGAAAGAATGTGTTAGTGATGGCTATATTGGAAATCCGATACAGTTTCCTATAACACCAAGAAAAATTGAAGTTACTTTATCCATGAATAATTCAATCAAAATTACAAACGGAGAACAAAATATCACGATAACTGATGCGGCAATAAAAACAGGAGACGTGTTGGTTTTTGATTTTTCCGATGAGCAGGTAACTGTAAACGGAGAAGATTGTACTTCTATGATTGATTTAGAAAGTGATTTTGAGAACTTTTATCTTAAGCAAGGTCAGAAGATAACTAGCAATAATGGGAAGCTTAAAATATTCTATAGGGGGGCGACAATTTGAGTGAGACAGTTTATTTCTTTGATCACTTGCAAAAACTTATTAAAAGGAAAAATACAAGAAGTTTGATTGAAGTCTCCCAAGAAAAAGAAATTAGTTCTGATAAGAGCGATCTAATGAAAGATACTCTATACGTTACGACAAAATATGATAAAGAAATAGAGGATGCAAGATATATGGCGATTCGTGAAAACGAGTCGTCTTTTTCGTTGTATCGAATTACTAAAGTTAGCGACCCATCTGAAACATTAGAGTTTACAGGGTTAGGATTTGCAACAAATGAATTAGATGCTTACATCATCAAAGATATTAGACCGAGTGGGCAGCCCTTAAAAAATGTCCTTGATCGATTGATTGAATTTACTGAAGGAAATTGGCGCGTTGGTCACGTAGAAGCAATGTTACCAGCAGTAACTGCAACTTTTTACTATGTCTCTGTAAAAGAAGCGTTGAAAGAATTGCAAACCTTAGGCATGGAATTTGTCTTTAGGTGTTCTTTGAATTCTGATGGAATAAAGGATAAATGGATCGAAGTATATGAACAAATTGGCGAAGAATCGAATACACGTTTCGTATATGGTAGTAAAGCATTAACAGTTGTAAGAGAGATAGATAGAAGCTCAATCTCAACTTCAATGATAGGTCGTGGGCGAGGCGAAGAGGTTGGTGACGGATACGGTAGAAGAATTGAATTCACTGATGTTGAATGGAAAAAGTCGAATGGTGATCCTTTAGATAAGCCTAAAGGCCAAAATTGGCTTGAAGATCCGGAATCAACTCAAAAGTATGGGATACCACAAAAAGATGGATCAATGAGAAAACGAGAAACCGTAGTAGTGTTTGATGATATAGATGATCCAACAGAATTACTTAAAAATACTTATTCAACCTTAATCGATTTTGCTAGACCGTTAGTACAATTCAAAGCTGAAGTCACTGGAGGAGATGTGATAGGAAATACAGTGACTATTCACAGATACGATAAAGGTTATCACTATAAAACTCGTATTTATAAAACTACATTCAATCGTCTTACTGGTCAAACGAATATCGAACTAGGGGATAATTTAACACAAGATGTTAGAAAACAAACGGCTTCTATTGTCAATAATATTAATAGTTTAGAATCTAGCAAAATGACATTTTACGAATCAACAGAGATTGGAAAATATCAAGATGACATTATGCGAGGCGCAGGAGATAATGGCGGTTCTATTTATTGGGTAAATGGAATTGAAGCTGGTGTTAGTGATAGTAGAGAAATCTATGAAACTGTTTATATGGATGGACCTAACATTCCTAGATCACGCTTTTTTATGGTCCAAAATAACTCAGGAATATCTTTCAAACAGTGTAAGAAAGGTGAATGGAAAACAATCCAAGATGTACACAATGGTGATAGCACGACCGCTTGGACGTTGGATGGAACTTTCAATGCTAATTTTATTCGCGCAGGCATTCTGTCTGGTATCCTCGTGCAAGGGGTAGCTTTAAAAACATTTGACGATAAAGATTTCCAATTAGTGGCAGAGGGGGGAGAACTTTCTTTTGAAAAACAAGTCAAGTCTACTGGACTAGATGATGTACATGGAGAACGCTTGGGCTCAATTGTATCTACTTATGGTTCTAAAGGGATTAACGGCTTTGCTGTATGGAAAGAACCAAACTATATTTTTTCCATTAACGCTGGGGACGGCGGCGATCGAGGGAATCCTGTTTTTCAAATTCCAGCAGACGTTACTGCTGATAAGCGCAAATATAATCTTTACGGTGATGGTAAATTTTCAGAAGGAAATATAACCATAGATGGCCGTCTAGATGTCAAAGAATTATATGTGAACGGCGTTAAAATCGATACAAACGGTGGAGGCAATACTGGAGGAGACAATACTGGAGGAAACGATAACGGTTGGAATGGACAATATCCACCAGAAGTAACTACCGATCGGGATAAACGTTATTGGCAGATTTGGGCAATGGCAATAGGTGCTGGCTTTACTAAACAAGCTGCTGCAGCCTTACTTGGAAATGCTCAAGGAGAATCAGATGCTAATCCAACCGCTGATGAGGGCAATGGCGCACCAGGGTTCGGATATGGTGTATGGCAATGGACGGATTCCACAGGTGCAACTAGCGGACGTGTCTATATGCTCAACTTAATGACAAAGGCTGGCATCAGTGATGATCCAGACACGATCACGGCGCAGTTCAAATTGTTGATGTGGCATGCACCGAACGGTCAATGGCTTGTTACTAGCGCTTATCCTTACACATGGACACAATTCATGAATCTAACCGATATCAACACAGCAGCACAAGCATTCGTGGCTAACTTTGAACGTCCACGTGATCCACATCCAGAACGGACGACATGGGCACAAGAATGGTACGACAAATTCAAAGATTTGGAAATTCCTGCATCAAAAGGATATATAAAACCAATTGCAGATCCAATCAGAGTGACGAGTGAATTTGGCTGGCGCACTTCTCCAATTACAGGCGCACAAGAATTTCATAACGGTATTGACCTTGTAAATGGAAATCCTAATACACCTATTTTTGCATCAGCAGATGGCGAAGTGATTGTTGCAGGGGATGCAAACTATTATGACTGGTATGGAAATTGGACAGTAATCAAACACGCTGATGGAATGTATACAGGCTATGCTCATCAAAGCCGTGTGGATGTCTCAAAAGGACAAAAAGTAACTGCTGGTCAGCAAATTGGGCTGATGGGAACAACTGGACCATCAACTGGAGAACATCTTCATTTCCAATTTATGGATGAATTTTATCCATCTTCTTCTGGCCATTTTCATAATGCAAGAGACTATATTAATTTCTAAAGGAGGAATAGTCGTGGCAGAAACGCAGCATAAAATGGTCCTATCCACCACCGAACCAAATAACGGAATAAATTTGGTTCGAATTCGGCAAGGGGATGTTTTAACGCAAAAGTTCGTTGTTGAAGTGGTGGAACATGGCAAACTAAAAACATTCGATGGCCTAGTGCCATTTTTTATTAATACAACAAAATTTGGCGAAAACCAACCTGTTGAACAAAAAGTACAGGAATACAGTCCAGCACAGGCAAGGCTTGTTTACACGTTAAGCGAGCCTGACTGGCAATGGGGTGGTGAAAACACCGCCCATTTCAGTTTCCGATCACTTAATGGTGATGGAACTTGGAGTGAACAATTTAGCACACAGGATTTTACCTATCGAGTCATTTCTGGAATATCTAAAAGCCAGTTACGTGATTCTGGCTATGTGTGGACCTTTGAAGATTTGCTAAGAAAATTCAATGATTACATGGATCAGGGCAAAAATGACTGGGAGCAGTGGTTAGAAGATAATCGTGAAATACTGGAAAATATCGATCCAGGTGGTACGATTATCAACATTTTGAATGAAGCAAAAGGAGATTATGACAGTTTAGCCGCTCGCTTAGACGATATTCAAAATAAAACATTCAATGTTCCTAAAGGTGCAGAACAAGTGCCAATCCAAAGAGACAAACTTTTCTACGACAGAGGCGCGTATAACTGGGTTCGTCCTACTAACTTAGATACAGTGATCGCGCAAGCAGACAAAACTAAGTTTAACATGGGATTCATGACAGATATTCATGTCGATTCACACGAGCAATTCTTAGATCACTTCGACCAGAAAGACAAAACAGAACGTCGTTGGAGCATTGTCGGACAATTCAGGACGCTAGAAACCTTTGCGGACGCGATGGTATACGGCGGGGATAATATCGATGGATACAGTGGAGGAACAGCGTCGGGTATTTATCCTTATACCGAACAAGAAAGACGCGCGAAGAACTTACACGTGTTGAAACGCTTTGCTAGCGTAGCGACAGCAGGCGCAGAAGTTCCGATCATTCTTTGCCGTGGTAACCACGAAACAGGTAAAATCCCATACGCAAACGATGGACGTTCCCGAGAAGATTCGTTGACAGGTTCGGACATTAGGGAAGCTTACGGCGGACGCTTCGGCGCTACTTTGTTCCCTAGTAAAAAAGTTGCAATTTACCGTATCGATACCGATGATTTCGAAGACGCTACGAACTCACAAGGAAAATTCATCGAGTTTTCTGGATATTACAACGGTGCTGAGTTTCCTCATGGAAAACTAGGGCAAAACCAATTGCATGCCTTTGGACAATGGTTAGAACAACTTGATAGAAGCTATCACGTTGTAATTGTAGGACATGTACCTATGGAAAGAGAAAACGACGTAGCAAACGTGACAAAACTAGGAACCTTACTAGACGGCTTCAAACAAGGAGCAAGCGTAACTATTGATTACAATACAATGAACGGTTACAACCCGAGTCCTATGGGACAAAAGACTTACAACTTCGCAACAAAAGGACGCGGAACAGTTGCGGCAATCTTCGCCGGACATTGGCACTACGAAACAGTAAAAAATTTAGGCACAACACAAATCATCGTTTGCACAAACGCCTTTCCTTCCGAAGAACAGTACAACACAGCGAATGAAACGGGGTTCGCAAACATACAAATTGATACGGCAAAACGTACGATCAAAGTACAAGGTGTGGGCCACTACACTAACCGCAATTTCACGTATTAGGAGGTATAATCAGTGGAAAAAGAAGTTGAAAAATTGCAAGAATCTGTCAAATGGATTTTACAACAATTAGAAATTCATTTCGACGGCACACCACAGCAAGCACACGTGGACGCTACACCGTTAAATGCCGGTTTTTGTACGCCTGAAATCGCAATGAACGCGCGTGGTATCGGTTTGAAGGATAACGAACTAGGATGGAAGTACACCAACGTGTACGACGTGCCGCCGGGCTTTTATGCCACCACTAACCAATGGTACAAAAACGGACAGATCACTTTTTGTGGCGACGGCGCTATCATGATGTTAGGCGTTATGCAAGAACACAACAAACGGAAACTGATATGGGCTTCGGATGGTTATAGCGGAAACATCTATGTCGCACGTACGCATAACGATGATAACGGCTATAACAGTCCGGGTTTCCGAAAAGTCGTAACAACCTTCGAGCTATTCGAGGGTGAAAAGCACGGCGTAGGTACAACAATCGACCTAAAAGATAGCATGAAACACTACAGCTCCGTCCGCATTTATATTCAAGGTTGGGGCGGTCAGGTGTACGAAGCAAACAACGTGACTTCTCCGGTTATCATGTTTAGCAACTTATACGACGACGCAGGCGGTCTAGAAATGTACGAACTGAAGTTAGAACGCGTAACAGATACACGCTATAAAATCGTTCGTTCAGCGCAAGTAGCGATCACTGAAAATATGAACTACCACAAAAACACAAACGCAGAAATCCAAATTGTCAGAATAGAGGGTGTGAAATAATGGCGCATATCATTAAAAAAGGGCCTATCAAAGTACCGACACAGCCGAAAGACTTCGATTTGCAAGCAACGGGTCTTGTGTTTAAATCATACGATAACCAAATAGCACTAGAGTTTAACGTCACACAACAGGACGGCGCGCCGGCAGATTTGTTAGGCGCTACACTCCGTCTGTTGATGTATGTGTATGACGAAGCAGATGGAACAGTGACAAAAGAACCTGTTCCTTTTATCACGAAAAACCTCATTACAGAGAGCTTTCTAAACGGTCATGTAAAATACATCCTACCAGAAGCGTTGAAAGCCTATAGCGGCGTCGTGGAAACTTATGTATACATTGAGTATCCAGACGGATCAACAAGTGATAACTTAGGTTTCACTTTCCGTATGAAACGTTCAGCAATCGACGGACTAGCGCAAGATAAAGCTGACTACTTCATTGAAGACTTCAAGCAATTGCTTGATGGAGTCAAACAAGAAGCAACGGATGCAGTAAATGAGGCACTAGCAAAGGTTGAGGTTGTTTCTGAAAATGTTAGTTCAGCGCAAAATGATCTAACTATACTTGAAGATCGTATTGATCAAGCCAATCAGGAAATCGGTGATATTGTTAAGCTTCGGACGGATATCGACACACTTGAAACTGAAAAGGCGGATAAGACATTTGTTGATGCACAGTTGGCGCAAAAAGTAAAAAAGGACGAGTTAGTAGTTAATGTGAAAGATTACGGGGCAAAAGGGGATGGTGTGACTAACGACACCCAAGCTATCCAAAACGCCCTTGACACAGGTAAAAAGGTTTTTATTCCTAAAGGTACTTATATGGTTTCTAACTTAATTCCAAAAGGTGGGCAAGTTATTTTCGGTGAGAATGCGGTTGATTCGTGGGGAACTTCAATTGAAACATCAAAAACCATTCTAAAAGGGATGGGCGGTGCTACGGATTATGTAATAAAGAATAGAACATGGGACACAGACGGAAACCCTTATCCTGTTGTTATTCAAGAACTCACTATTGACGGTAACACGAAAACAACAAACGGTATTCGTTGCGGAAATTCAACAACTATTGAACGTTGTCGGATTATCAATTGTATTGATGGTATTGTGAAGGTTGATGTGTCAAGGGTGACAAACTGTCAAATAGTCAACAACACCAACGGAATTAGAGAAGCAACTGACAGTAAAATTGATAGCAACTTTATTTATCAAAATGATATTGGAATATATTTAATAAACAGTAATGACAATATGGTTTCTAGTAATAAGATTGAGTGGAATGGTGTAGGTATTGACATCTCAACAAGTGTTTTCAATTTAATAACTGGTAATATTATTGACAGACAAACCACATTCGGGATTACAAGTGATAGCACTAGTTACATCACAGTAACAAACAATCAATTTGAAAGAAACCTAACAAACCATGTGTTAATACAAGGGTCATATTGGAATGTGACAGGCAACTCTTTCTACAAGAAAAATAGTGAAGATGACATGAGCGGAACATTAGTGCCAGTTTCCGCAATTGAATTAAAATCAGCGTCAAACTGTACATTTTCAGCAAACATGGTGTTTGGGAATAAGATGTTTAGTTCTTCTTATGAATATGTGTCTTCAAATACTTTTTCAAATAATGCTATTAATGGTGGTAGTGAGGTTATAAAAGTCTCTATTCCCGCAACTACCTTAGCGGTTGGAGAATCGAAAACATTACAAATTGCTTTCCCTGTAAATTATGGTACTACTTCAGGTTGGGATGTGGAGGTAAAAAAATACAAACTTGCAACAGATTCAATGACGAACTATTACCAATATAACGGTGTAGAAATATACATTCATAACAACAATGGTGTTTATGTAAAACTAACTAATAATTTTAGTACTGAGAAAACTTTCAGTGGGACTATTTGGTTAGACCATATTACATGGAGTAAACGATAAAACAGGCTATTATCAGCCTGTTTTATCGTTTTTTGGTTGCTTTATTATTGCTGGAATACCAACCGCTGTACTATTGGCTGGGACGTTTCTGAGTACCACTGCGTTTGAACCGATTTTAGCGTTATCACCTATAATTACATGTCCTAATATCTTAGCTCCAGCACCAATGAAAACATCATTTCCTAAGATTGGTGATCTATTGTTACCAACTCCGTTAGAACCTAGAGTTACTTGGTGACAAATCCTTGCATTTTCGCCAATTACGGTTTTAGGATGAATTATTATTCCGTTTGCTCCATGTCCTAAATACAGATTTTTACCTATTGAACATTTTGCTGGAATATCTGCACCAGCAATTGTTTTAATTATAATTAAATCAAGAACTCTATATACGATATGTAAAACCTGTTTGAGCAATGGTATTTTAAGACTCTGAATAAGATTACCAAAACGATATGTAGCTAAAACAGCTTTGCTGATAGGACTATCATTTACTTCTTTGTCACAAAAGATATATTTAAACATAATGCAAATTCTCCTTTTTCTTTTTGATAAAGAAATTATATATCTTATCCAAAAAATGTTCTACCATAAATTTGGAAATCTTATTTTTAAGATGGTCACAAACGGAACAAACTGCGCGGTAAATAAAAATTAAGAAACGAAGGTAGTCGGGAAATCGGCTGCCTTTTTATATTGAGAAAATGAGAGTGAGAAATGGTAAATAGGAAATTAAAACAAGATCTACAGAAAGTTTCCAACAAGCGACCTAGTGACTTCTAGGGTGCTTTAGGGTGTCACTTAAGAGGGATTACAGTGCATGAGTTGGGAATGGCTAGTAGGTTTGTTAATTGGAGGTGGAGGAGCAGGCTTATGCTTGTTCATTTTATTTTAGGAAAGCAGGTGGCTTATGTGGAATAAAACCAGAAGTTTGTGGCTTAGTTTTGCAAGGGTTGTGATTTTGAAGTGGTATAGCATCGGTCTAGCAGTATATGCTTGTATCCGTTCCTTACACGGATCAGCCACCGCTTGAAGGATTACGTGCTGATGGAGAACCGTTAACGATTGCTGATCAGATGTTTGATCCTAAACTGAACCAATGGATTGTTTTAGCGAACGCGTTAGATCACAACGATTTAAACAATCTCAAAGCGATGTACAAGGCTCTGGAACATGAAAACGACAATCTAAAACAGCTTAATGCCAAAATCATGCTAAACGATGTAGTGACTAAACAGGAAAATGCTGCATTGAAAGAAAAAGCGGATAGTTTAGCACAAATCAATTCAAAAATGATGCTTACTTCGTTACAAAATAGCAAAGACATTTCAGAAATTAAAGAGCAACTAAATCCAGCTTCAAAGGGAGGTGAGTAGTATGTTTAGTTTTAGCGATGTGAAAATGATGTATGATTGGGGCTGTTTTACTGACGATCAAGTTCGAATATTCGTTCCACTATGCATTACAGACGAAGAAGCAGATAAAATTATTAGCAAAGAAGAGAGCGCATCTTAAGTGATGCGTTTTTTTATTTTGCAATGAAAGGAGGCTAGTTGGTTGAAAGACGAAGCAATACAAGACGTGGTAGAACGCTTAGTGCGTATTGAAACGAAACTGGATAATTACGAATCATTACGCGAAAAAGCGGAAAGTGCAAAAGATAGAGCGGATCAGGCATATTCTATTGCGCTTAATAATGCGGAAGATATCAAAGAAATGAAAGCCAATAATAAATGGTCGTGGGGTTACATGATTGGCTTAGGCATTACAATCATTGGCTATTTCTTGACTAAATTGTAAAGGAGGTGAGAAGAAATGATCTTACCTGATAAGTATTATCAAGTTGTTAAATGGACAGTTTTAACAGTATTGCCAGCTGCTTCTGTATTAGTTGCAACACTAGGCAAAGCATATGGATGGAATGGAACAGATATGACAGTACTCACTATTAATGCAGCAGCAACATTTTTAGGTGTTATCACTGGTGTGTCGGCTTATAATTTGAAAAAATAGGAGGAAACAAATGAAAAAGAAAATTACTGTTACTGCGATGAGCCTTTTAACGGCTCTTTTTTTATTGCCAATTAACGGGTTCGCCTATACGATTAACAATGAATTTAATTTGGGCGCAAATGAAGGTAGCTCACAAGTAGCAAATAATCAGTACATTTTGCTGCATGAAACGGCTAATGAAACAGCAACAGGACGCAATGAAGCACAGTATATGCAACGTTCATGGACTAGTGCTTATACTGCTTACATTGTGGGAGACGGTGGAATTGTTTATCAAGTCGGTCAACCTGGTTATGTACAGTACGGTGCTGGTTCGTATGCTAATGCCAACAGTCCTGTGCAGATTGAGTTACAACACACACATGATAAAGCAACGTTTGAGAAAAACTACAAGGCATACGTTGAATTGGCGAGAGATTCCGCTAAGAAATACGGCATTCCGCTTACATTGGACACGCCTTATAACCAACCAGGAATCAAATCGCATTTATGGGTAACACAAAACATTTGGGGTGATCATACAGATCCTTACGGTTATCTTTCTGAAATGGGCGTAAGTAAAGAAAAATTAGCATATGATTTAGCTCATGGATTTACCGATGAAAATCCAACTACTTCAGATGATAAACCAGTCATTGATCCAACTAGAGCAGGTGCTGCAAATCCTACACTAACAGATGGAACAAATTACGCCCACATCGATCAGTTTGGAGAAATCGAAAACGCAAACTTGCATGTGGCTGGATGGCACATTGCTAACTATAAATACGAGTATATTTTCATTATGGACTACAATACTGGGAAAGAACTAGCACGAGTAAATGCTAATGGCGTTTCACGCCCAGACGTAAACCAATCTTATAGTACTTATGGAAATGTTGGCTATCATGTATCTTTCAATATGCGTAATTTTCCTAATAAGAAAGTCTATGTAATGATGCGTGCAACGAACGATCCGAAAGGTAACACGCAAGGCGGTGCGCAAGATTTTCACGATAAACGGTGGTATTTGAATATCCCACAACGATAAAAAATAGCCCCTCAATTTTGAGGGGAGTACATAAAATTTTATATAAATGATCATTAGTTATAAAAATAATTTTACTTGCAGTTAGTTCCTCTTGTTATTGTAAGAGTCATAAAAGTAGTGGTATAATTTTTTGTAATGACATGTACAAGTAAAGGTGGGAATTAACACTTGAAAAAATATGGTTCTAAACAAGAATATGTGAAGAGACCAAAAAGTATCATTAATCACAGATTTCCTAGTAAATTAAAGAAAAAAATTAGTCCAAATCAATATTTTTACAGTAGAGTCAGGTGTCAAATTATTCCAAAGGTACAAGCTAAACAAAAGCTTACTATTGAAGAACAAATAGATTATATGAAATACAAAGGCATTACATTTAATATCATAAAAGAATCTGAAGCAAAAAAAATATTATCTGAGACAAATTATTATTATAAAATTTCTGTGGTTAGAAAACTATTTAAAAAAAATTATAGTAACAAATACATGTTTTTAGATTTTTCTCATCTAGTTGATCTATCTTCTATTGATATGGGAATTAGATATTTTTTGCTGCAAATGGTCTTAGATGTAGAGCATTCAATTAAAGTTCAAATAATTGATGATCTTACTAATAATCCTAATGTGGATCCGTATCTTATTGTTAAGCAATTCAAAAATAAAAATAGATTTTTCTATAAAAATACAATTGAACGATTTGAAAGAACTGCATATCGGAAAGATATGTATTCAAAACGAGGTAAAAACATACCTTTTTGGGTATTGTTAGAAATAATGGATATGGGAGGACTAATTAATTTTTTAAAATTTTATGGAGGTAAATTCAAAGTTACTTCTGTTTTAAATACGACATCTGATGTTGCTATGTATGCGAAGAATATTAGAAATTGTTGTGCCCACAGCGGATCATTTATTTATAATATTTATGATCCATCAACTCGTATTCCATCAAATCCAAGAATAATTACTTATGGAACAATAATGGGAATTGAAAGTAATGATGTACGTTTTAGAAAAGTAAACGATTTAGTTTCTTTGTTTTACCTGCATAAAATTTTTTGTACAAACAAATTAAACGAAAGGCGATTTGATGAAGGAAAAAAATTGCTAGAAAGATGCGAAAAAAATAAAATGTATTACCTTTCAAATGAACAATTAAAAAAAGAAAGAAAAACTTTTATCAAATTACTTGATTATTTGAAGAAATAAATGTATGATTTAGACAAGATGAAACAACAGGTGATGCTGTTGGCTTACTGACCAGTGCTACTGATCAGGAGTTACTAATGTGATACTCTTAATATTTTTATATTTCGAGTAGCCTTTTTCCCTATATGGGAAAAAGTTTTTTTGTTAATCTTTATATTTTTCAGGATCAACAAAAGTATACTTTACATAGTCAAATCGTTTATGTTTTGCTCTAACATCTGGAACATTTGTCACTACATCAAATAAAAAATAGGCATCTAGGTTCATTCTCGTTTTTCGCAGCAGGAATTTTAAAGTAGTTTTTATTGGAATAGTAGAGATTGATTAATAAGCTATCTTCGATTGCTAAAAAGAAAACTTCTGAATCCCACACCTTATAAAAATCTTTGATAAATCTATTCGAAGGGTCAAATTTAAACCATAATTGTGTTTTTCCTTCCATCAACATAATGTTCACCTCAAAAAGAGTATACGAACAAATGTTTGTATTGTAAATAGAAAAAGATGAGCTAAATTAAATGCTCATCTTTTTTGATAGATATTATAAATCTAATAATTCTTGTTTCTTTTTATTAAATTCTTCTTCTGTAATGATTCCGTCATCCAATAGTTCTTTATATTTTCTTATTTCTGAAGCTGAGGAAATTGTTGATGTATTGGAATTTGTAGCAGAAATATTTCTTCTTTTTAAATTATAAATAATTTCGTTTAAAGAATCACTTATCCTATCAACAGTATCTTTATCAACTGCAACATTCAATACTTTACCAAGAGTATCAATAGTTAATGTACCCAACAGTATTCCTCTTTTTTTACTAATATTATTTAAATTGTCTAATATAATACTTTGTACATTATTGCCTATCATTTTTTGTTGAGCTACAATTAAACGTTTATTAGTTAATGCGTATGCATAATTATTGTCATGCTTAGTTGACGAGATATAGTTATGCAATCCTACAAAGCAGAAGATTACGTATTCGTCACTGTTAAGTTGATCTGATATTAAGTTAAAATGATGAGTTGTCCATTTTTTAGTCATTCCTTTACCATAGCCGTATTTAAGACAAAATTCTACCATCTCTTCAGTAGTTCTCATTCTATCATTACCTATATCATGATTGTTTTGTGTAGTATAATCAGATATGTTTAATTTTCTTTTTTCTGATGGACCCTTATCTAAATCTTCTAAATTCAAAGATCTTATTATTTTATAAGGAGTAGTCATACCGTAACCAGCTTTTTTCATACAATTGCCGCAAATAATTTGTTTATCTTTGATTTTATATGAAGTTAAGCCAATTTTACCTCCGCACTTTGCACATTGTTTACTCAC